CTACGGTTAATTGCGGGTGATCCACTTCAAAAGCAAATCGTGCATTGGCCTCGTTGGTTTTGCCGTATGCAGTCGCTATATTGCCCTCAAACTCAGACGGCAACCCCTGCCAGTCCAGGATCATGGCCCGGAGTGCTTCCGCCTTTGTTCTGTGTGGGTTCACGCCGAGTAATGCGCCAGCGATGCTGGCCGTAATTCGGCCTCGGCGCTGACCAAACCATTCTTGGGGCCTTGTTTTGGGGCTTCTTCAGTCATAAAATTCTCCAGCCCAGCCGGTCAAGGCTGGGCATAATGAGTGGATCAAAACGGGATGTCATCATCAAGCGTATCGGCAGGAACAGCTTCAGCACGCCTAGTGGAGCGTGCTGCCGGTGCCGGTGCCGGTGAAGCAGCCTTGCGCATAGGGGCCACGGCGCTGACCCAGTTGCCGGTCATAAAACCCTTGTCGCCATCCATCTCCCATATCATGACGGTAATGTGCATGGGCTTCGCGAGCAGCGCTGCGCGGATACTGTCACCCGTAGGCTCAACGCGAGCTTTCATCAAGATTCCGCCGCAGTTTATGTCAATGGCGGCGAGCATACGCTTGGCCTTTTCTGCCTTCTTGTCGTCGTCAGACCAGACATGCAACTTCTGGAACACCGCCCGGGTTTTATATTCGCCGTCAAGGACGCTCCATTGCAGTTTGATAAAATCCCCATCGCGCTCGGTATTTTCGATCTTAGCGTCTTTGATGGCGGCAATCAGTTGAGTGCCGTTGGGGATCGGCTCGAAATTTCCGCCTCCGGTTTCAAACTCACCGGATGTGCTGATTGGTTCTTCAGTTTCCCAAAAATTATTCATGCTTTCGCTTCCTTCTTCAGATTCAGAGATGGTATGTATTCAATCAACGGGTTTACGCCTTCGTCCATCGGAAGGTCCGTGGTTATCCCATAGCGGTTTTTGCTGACGTTGTTCGCGGTGGCATAAGTCACCAGCAAGCGTGCTCCGGTGCTGACCGCCTGCTTGCGCTCGCCGTCTCCCCGGGTGAAAGTTTGAAGTTTGATGAACCCCACAACATCACTATCATCCACATAAGGAGCCACGCTGCGCTTGCCTAGCCGTAGGCCGTATCGGGTGTATGGGTCCTGGTCCGGCAGTTCGATGGTTTCCGTATCGGCATGGGCGATAAACACGATGTGCATACCCAACCGTTCATTGAGTACGCCTGCGGCTTTGCGCACCCGTTGATGAAGGCCGCCAACCGCCTGCAACCCCGCGCCGTATCCGCCCATTGCCTGATTGATGCTGCGTGGCTTTTTCGGATCCTCCTCGATGGTCTGCGCGATGAACAACCGCTCAAGGGCGGTCACGCTGTCAATCACCAGCGTTTTATAATCGTGATTCTCTTTTATGAGTGCCATCATCTGCTCCCACAACTGGTCGGAATTTGCCAGCAATGGGAAAGCGTCAGGCCGACGATCGGCAGGGATGGCTTGCATGCCGTCTTCCGCCCGGATAAAGATGGGCTTTGGGAACAATGCTGCCAGTGAGGTTTTCCCCATGCCGGAGTCGCCGCATAACGTAACGATGACTGCGCGGTCGTGGGGTTTACTGATACCATCCAGAATGGACGGTGCTTGGGTTGCCATGATATATCTCCTTTCTCTTTCAACCTGCCGCCATATTATGCTGGTTTAGATTTCATTGCAACACTTTTTTTAACATTGTTTGTGTGTAATACTGCACTCAGCAGTTATCCACTCATTAAAGGAACTAGACCAATGGCTTTATCTCACGCAGACATGCAGCACCAAAAGCGTGCATCACTTGACGCCCTCATCACATGGGCGGGCAGCCCTTCGCGGCTGGCGATGCTTTATGGATTCACCCCGTCGACCGTCTGGTTTTGGGAAAAGCAGGGGTGCATATCAAAAGACGGCGCACGCCGCGCCGCCGAGGTTACCGGCGGCCAGTTCACCTTTGAGCAGTTGCGCCCAGACCTGGCAGAAAAAGAGGCCTATAGGTGACGCGTCCGGTCGAGCGCATCCTGTCCGGGCTGAACAAGGTACGCAACCGTGGAAACGGCGCGTGGATGGCGTGCTGCCCAGCCCACAACGACAAGAACCCCTCCCTCAGCATCAAGGAGACTCCAGACGGGGATGTACTCATGCACTGTTTCGCCGGGTGTGGCGTAGATGATGTGCTTGACGCTCTCGGTTTGGAATTGGCTGATCTGTTCTCTCGCAGTGCCTGTTCGGTTGCCATGACTGCGCCCATTTCCGGCACCTTCACCGCTTCAGACGTACTGGCTGCATTGGTGGATGATATGGAGACCGTCTGTATTGAACTGGCTAAGGCCGCACCGGACATCGCCATTGTCGAATCCACTCGCGATCACTTTATGGATGCACAGGATTTTATACAAGGACTCGCATGAACGAGATACCGGAAGCAGAGAAGTTTGTAGAACAGAACCGCGTAAACATGGCGCGGCGCAAAGCAAAGAATGCTGATACATTTCGTAAACTTAAAGAATTCACTCAACCCCCGACAGAAGAATGGGCACCCGATGTGTTCAGCCGGAAACGTTTACCTGTACAACCGCAACAAGGCAACGTTGTTGACCTGCTATCACCCCCAGGCCTGGTGGGGGATGTATGCGACTGGATCAACTCACAGTGCCGGTACCCACGACCGGCTCTTGCCGTGGCTGCCGCCTTTGCCGTGGTGGGGAACGCTGGCGGGTTGCGTCATAAAGATATAGATCACGGCGCTACCGGCAATCTGTTCTGCTTTTGCGTAGCACCTTCATCCACCGGCAAGGAAGCCATCGCCCAGGCGGTTTACAAACTCATGCGTCCGGTGGGGCTGATGAAGGCCGTGCACGGTACATTCAAGTCCGAACAAGAGGTCTATCGTAACCTGATCCGCAACCAGGCGGCATTTTATTGCGTGGATGAGTTTGGCCTCATGTTGGCGAAGGTCATCAATGCCACCCAGCGCGGCGGGGCGTCGTACCTGGAGGGATTGGTAGGCCTTATTATGAGCGCTTATAGCAAGGCGGATGGTGTACTGACCGTGGCAGGTGACGTGAAGGAAGCGGTTCGCGAAGCACTCATCAAGGAGATGTCCCAGATCAACGCGAAGATAGACCGGGAAGGAGAAACCCCAGAACTCGAATCGCGTAAACATGATCTGGACCATGATTTTGAAAAGGTGGACGATGGCATTACAGATCCATTTTTATCAATATTAGGGTTTACCACCCCAGTGACCTTTGATGGGCTGGCCACCTTCGAGTCCTCCACCAATGGGTTTTTTTCCCGTGCTCTCATCTTCCGGGAAACTGAATCGAACCCGCCGCGTCGTGATGGTTTCATGGCCCCTGCGATCCCTGACCATTTAGAAGCCCGTCTGCGCATGCTGTACGCTGGCGGGCACTCGGACACCTCTGGAAAGATTCGACGCATTGGAGACTTCGCAGAGGTCACTACGACACCAGAGGCAAACGATCTTCTGGATGCGGTCTATCATCACTTCTACGCCAGCGCTGAAACGCACAAAAACAGCAGTTCTTTAGAGGCCATCCCACGGCGCGGGTTGGAGATGGTGGCAAAGCTGTCCTTTATCCTGGCGCTTGAGGACGGCGTACGCAGGGTGGAGCATGTGCGGTGGGCTTTTGAGTTCATGAAGATTGAGATTGAAGACAAGATCAAGATGGCCTACAGCGAAATGAACAAAAACTCGAAGGACACCCACGTAAAGACCAAGGCACAGCAGGCCAAGATTCTCGGATTATTATCATCTGACCCCGTAGCGCTGGGGGTGATCGTCAACCGGTGCCGTGGGCTTGAGAAGGCGCAGGTTGTGGCGTTGTTGGCTTCTCTGGTTAATGCCCGTCTCATCGAAGAGGTGGAGACTGAGCATCCGGCCAACGGCAGGACTGTTCTGAAGTACAGGCTTGTAAGGGAATCTTGACATCCTCCTCGCCGTGAACAGACGGGGATTTGCGCGCAAAATGGTAAGACTTGCAAGATCATTCTGATCGTCATACAGTGACAGCTCGTTCTTTTAGATGCTTGATTTTGTTCGCTGCGTAGCAGCCTGCCAACGCGCTGCGTAGTAACATATGTATTTGATTACTCACTTCATAATCACAATCACACAATACGCGCCACCCCCTCAAATTCCCAGATGTTAATCATTCTCAACTACAAAATTGAGGGCGTACCTCGTATTTTGTTATTGTGACTATTCAGCCTTTTATCTATTATATATAGTTATACTTATATATAGTATATATTATATATAATAAAGACTTAGAACCAACCGACCGGTCGGTAGATTAGTATATCCTGAATACACTAATGTTGTTACGCAGCGGCCTACGCAGCCGGTGTGTGCGCTGGGTTGCTTAGCGCGGGGCATCCGGCCTATAATACCGTGCGCCTAGGGTGTTAACCCCGAACCGCCTGCTTGTCACGGGCTTGGCGCACCTACTTCAGACTTCCTTAGACAAAAGGAATCATTATGAAAAATATCCCTTCTGAACAAACCAAGATCAACAAGGCCCTTAAAACTTACCGGGAATACTTCGACATGTACCGGCGCGTCGGGCTGGGCAAGATGGAAGCCGATATCGCTACGCGGGCATCCATGGGAGATTGGTGCCCGGAACTTGACATCGATAAGGTTTTCCCAATGCCAAGCACTACGCTGGCCATCAGCGAAAACGCTCGACTTGAAGCAAAACTGTTGCGGATGATATCCGTGAACGATGGAATTGGTACCGGCATACTGGTTAACAAGTGCCGTTCTTCCTCAAAGGAGGAAGTAGAAAAGACCCTGGAAATCATGGTCAAAAAAGGGAAGATCATCACTTCTGAAACAGTTCACCCTGCCAACATGCGCCCTGTGGTCAGGTATCACTCCGCTGGCGTGCGGCGGGTCAAATGACCCCCACAGAATCCAAGATCGTCGCCATCCTCACCGAAACCCCGAAAACCTGGCGGGAATTGGTTCCATCGTTTCCGGATCGCGTTGAATTCAACCTCAGCATGTTGAGCTTGGAAAAGCAGAAGCTCATTCGATACAACCTCATCATCGGCTGCTACGAGGTGGTGCGATGACCGAGATCGAACACCAAATCCTGCAAACGCTACGCAGTGGCCCTAAATCGCTCTCAGAGCTATTTGGAATCCTTGGTGCCACATGGACAGCCGCCGAGATAGATAACGCACTAGACGCGCTCCTAGACGGCAAGAAAGTAGTTTCCCTCGTGGCTGTAGGCTTGTACACGCTGGGCGTGGACGCATGATTGTTACTTAAAGTAACTAGGATAATAAAAGTAATTAAGGAATAAAAAAGCAGAAAACATTAGAAAAAGCGTATATATGTTGACAAATGCGTTTCGTGAGGTAGAATCATGAGAAGTCCGTTATTGGAGATTCGACGATGTACGAAATAAAGGATGACGATTTTTTGACCGTCAAACAGGTCGGCAAGCTATTGATGATCGCGCCACAAACCGTCAGAAACTACGAGAATGATGGGCGCATCCCTCAAGCGCAACGTATCGGCGTGGGTAAATACGCGAAACGGCGCTGGTACGCCAGCGACATCATGCCATTCATCAAAGATCTTCGCGGCGCTGCGGAGTCGTCCGTTCGACCAGACGAAATTCGCAGTATTCTCAGAGAGATCGCTGCGGGTGGCGTGGACATAGATGACAAAACCTTAACTTCAATGGAGAAACCAGATGGAACCCAAAAATACCCCTTTGGACCTGTCAAGAAGGGAAGTTGTGCCCGCAAATAACATCACCGTGGGATTTCTCGAAGGGACGTTGTGTATCGTCGCGCAAACTAATGACTTTGATGTCGTTCTGGCGCTACCCGGCACGCTCGCTGCGGAGCTGGGTCGTGAGTTGCAGAACCCGAGCGCGGTGAACTAGACGTGAACGAAGTGCTGGTTGGCGAAGTCGAATCGGACTACAACGGCCACACTTTGCAGTACATTCATCACGTAGCGTCTGCGCTGGGCGATGCAGGAGCGCCCTGGGCGCGTGTAGCGGAGTTTCTGGGCTTCCAGTCCATGAGCGACTTGCAGCACGTTCCTGGCGTCCGGCAGGTCTACAACGACGCACGTCTAGCCCGCATTGTCGATGTGGGCGTAGCGATGAAGAGAACGGCGATGGAAGGCAACTACGCTGCGCAACGCTTCATACTGGAGGTTGAAGCGGACTGGCTCAAGCGCGGTGAAGAGGTGCGTGAGGACATTCAGCGACTCCAGGCAGAGATGGTGGGTAATCTTGATCCCGAACAGGTCTTGAAGCAACTGTTGGCGGCTGACATGGCGCGTCTCAACCGGCTGCCCATGAACTCAACGGAGTTTGACAAGGTGGCGGATCGTGTACGTGAGAACGCTACCATGCTCGCCCGGTTGCGTAAGGACGTTGCCGCAACGATGGTTGACGTGGACATGAGTTCGGCACGCGCATCGAGCGAGTATGCCAGGTTACGAATGACCTACAGCCACTTGCCCGATGATGAGTTGCCAGCGCATATCCAGAAGGCATTGGCGGGTCTGGAGGCGCGTGTTAAAGCGGAGAAGAAACCTTGACCGAACGATCCAAGCGAGGCCGCTACACGCAGCGTATGCGTCACGAATCGGTGATTAGCCAAGCGGCGGCGATGAGCGGGATGGATGACGCCGACGTGGATCGTCTTTTGAGTATCGTGGTGCAGATCATCGAGACGGCAGTGCGTGACGGATGCTGTGTTGAGTTGGCTGGGCTTGGGGTGTTCGAGGATACGGAGTGGAAGGAAAAGCCCTATCGCACACCAGGCGGCGCGGTTGGCGTGATGCCGAAGTTTCGCAAGATCAAGCTGCGTGGCGTACGCTTGTAGATGTATGCGGGGTACGATTGTAAGATGGCATGGGGTGTGCCGGGAACCCAAACGACTTTGCGCGATTTTGGAAAAAAGCAATTAAATTTTAGGGGGGTGGGGTCACTATGCGAACGCCGAGACACAACTGGGACATCATAGCGCTCATGGTTGCTGCGGCGAGCGGCTTTGTCGCGGCGATGTTGCTGCTGGCAGCCACTCTTATTTGGTGGTTGTTCGGGCGATGGCTGCTGGTGGGTGATGCGTACGCCCTGTGGGTCGTCGCCCTTTGTGTGTACGCGATATGTGCAGGGTATGTAGCGGCTCGCATAACCTGGCGCCAGCGATGACAATCCACGACGACCTGAGCTACCACGTCATCGAGATCGTGAGGCGTGGCCCGTACAGCCCTCAGGAGATCGAGGACGCCATAGCCAACACCGGCATGGCCGTTCGTGGTGACATTCGCATGGTGATAGACATTCTGGAGCGATCCGGGGTGATTGAGTATCTATCAGCGGTCGGGCTGTACAGGATCAGGGCGCGAATATAAGTTAATGCGCGTATAAGCGAACGCGCACCTTAGCAGTTCTGGATATGCTTATATTAGCAGTCATAGATATGCCACCTTGCTGGCCCATGGCGTTATTCCCAATGCTGAGAGGTAGGTATGCCGCACTTACGTCATTTGCGTGCATCCTGTGCAATCCTGAGCGCATAGATTCCTGTAGTCCTCCCTGTGCCAACAAAAAAAACGCCAGCGCACCCGTTTAGGATGGCTGGCGTCATGGTGCGGGCTACCCCGCGTTATAGTGCCTGTTCTTGCTCTTGCGTCTGATCCCTGAGCTGCCAAGGTCCAGACGTAAAATGCCCGCTACTCGTGAGAGTGCGGGCGGTGTGGTGCGCTAGGTTAGCGCTGTTACTTTGCCAATAGTGCTAAATTTAGTCTTCTTCGTTTATGTCGCCACATGCCAGCCACAAGGCGCGGATTTTATTCTGTTCGTGATCCGTCAATTCTTCGTCGGACCATGCGCCATATTCGGATAAATGATCCCGTAATTTTACAGGGTCCAATTTTGCAAACTGTCTCCGAATTTTGGGCACCTGTAACAATTCTATGACTTGCGGTTCGCAATCCGATCCCGGAATGTAAACGCTCGCCGCTTGCGCCTTGGTTATTTCAATTTTGCTATGTGCCACATATACCCACATGTCTAATCCTCCGCTATATATAGTGGTGGCCTTATGCTGACTGGTTGACATGCTGCAAGCGCGTATATTTGCGCGCTTTCTCTGTCAGCAAAGTAATTGATTACGCCCGTTTGCAAGTCTTTAGCAGTATATAAAAACTCTTTATTTTTCGGGTGTAGTACTTCTCCGTTTTCTTCACTAATCATGTTTAACCCCCAAAATGCGCGCAATCTCTAATAATTGCGCTAATGTGGAATACTTAAAAAGAAAATCAACAATTCTCCGCTTTAATCGTTTCTGTTCTTCGGGCGTCATGGTTGCACCCGCACAATATAATCATGATTCCAAGTCTGGTTTATTATCTCCAGATAGTGCCCTCCACGCGCCCCGAACGTATCTCCGCAGGTACAGCCCGCGATGCCGCAGAGCACACTCCTTGCACGCTTTGCGGCGCGTCGTGATACCTTATATTCGCCATTACCAATCGGATTGGGGGAGATATATACTTCCGTGTCGTGGAAATTGTTGGTTAGCAGGATTTTCATAATTGCACCTCTATCACCGGTTGGTATACCTTTTCTCCAAATTCATTCTCAACCCATGTTTCAACCGCACCATCAAAGCGCCCGCCCTTTATGAGCGCTGCTACGTCGTTAGAGTGCCCACAGGCAATGCGCTTTGTTTTCCATTCTACGCGCATTTTTACAGACAGACGCGCCGCCATGCCGTTATCGTATAGTATTGCTACGGAATACATCATGACTTCACCCCTTTCCGCTGGATAAATACGATGCCGCTGGCATCCTTCACCTTGATATCATGCTGCCGTGCGTCATCCATCAGGGCGTACACTTCCGGCATTGTCTGGACTGTATGCCCCTTGCGATTGAAAATGACGCGGTATGGTCCATTTATTTCATGTCCCCATGCCTTAACAGACGCTTGTGAGTGTCCATCAGAATAAAAAGCGCGGATGTCTTCCGGCTTGCAATTTAACTCTTTCTCGGCTACGCGCTCAGCATGACTGCCGTATCCATATTGAAACGGCAGGTAAGCAATCACGTTGCCATCCAGGTCATGAGCGCGTGCCGAAAAATAGGTGTTGCCGTTTACCTTGTCTCTGTACTGCTTAACGTCTAAGGTGCACTTAATCATTGGTTTATCTCCTGTAAGGTGCGCATGCCGCGCTGTTTATCGGGTTCTGCCCGTGTATGCGCCCCATCCAGAGTCGCATAGGCTGGCATCAATGCCAATCATGGAAAGCTGACTTGCTCCGGTCACGGTTTGAGCCGTGTAAGCCATGGTCAGCGTAGCGGCGTATATGTCCCTTTTGTTCGCCTGGCGAGCAGTCCACAAGCTCCTTGTGCCGCTTCACCGAGTCCACAATCTCATCGGTGCGATAGTCCACCAGTTCACCCCGCTTTATTTGATTCCGTAGCTCAAGCCTGTAGACAAGCCAGAAGGACACGAACAGGGCAGCAAGCAACGCAAGGCAAAAAAGCTGCCAGAATAGGACCGTACTCATGATTGCACCAGAACGGCATGGATGTTGTCTAGTGCTACTGTTCCACGCTTGGGGTTGATAATACCCCATTCTACGTTTGCGCACGTTAGCGCAATCTCTCTACGCAATAGGGCCGTACGCTTGGCACTTGTTTTGCACTGGCCCGCAATGTGGCGGAGCGTATGGTAATTAAGGGGCAAACGATACGGAATAATCTCGATTTTCATTTTGCGCACTCCTTGCCAGCAACGCCAGGCGTAGCACCAAGGCTGAGTAGTTGCGCCTTGCAATCTTGCGGATTGTGGCCGATGGCCAAATTCTGTTTAGCCACTGCTATGTACCAGGTATTCATTGTTTTTGGTGTGTCACAATGTTGAGGCATAGGCGGTAAAGTGGCACTGTTCATTGTCATTGCTACTGCTAAAAGAGTCATCATCACGGCGTCGTTTCCTTGTGCAAAGTCCATGTATGTATAGTAACAAGTGTATAGGCATGATACAAGGATTTATTGCATATAGTTTGCACTAGACTTTTCTATATGGTCATAACATTCATTAGTTCATCATCGGGTCAAGATGCGTGCCAAGATAGGGCGCGGGGGGTCGGGGCGGGGCACGAATATTGCTAGGTACAGGGGGTCTACCCCCTCGCGGAAAATTCACTACTTTCCAACACGACCCAACAATAGGGTGTTGCGCCCTAGGGCATGGGGTGCTATAGTTATTCAACCAACTGACCACTAGCCGACCGCTAGACAAGGAGTACACATCATGGCACGAACGGTAGACGGGATTAAGAGTAGCTTTTCGGTGGGGTTCTGGATAGCAGAGGCATTCTGGGCGTATATATGCTTCTTCATGTCTGGGTATTCAGGGGACCATCTAGTGTTGTTTATCATGTGCACGATATTCACCTATATCATGACATCTGTAACGCGGCGTGCCGCCCTGATCGGCCACAAGGTCAGGACGTGGAGCGACAGCGATGATTGATTACAATACACGAGGAAACAGAAATGACTAAATTAACCAGCGGCATAAATGCAGTCAATGCGGAACTATCGCTTCTTGTTCATAACTTGACACCCGCAACCGAAGTAGCGTGGAAAACGGCAGTGTCCGTCTATCAGGTCAATGCCATAAGTAATTTGGTACAAGGATTGGTTGGACTAATTATTTTCACGTTTATTATGCTGGCATTTCGCAGCATATACTTTGTGAAACGACGTATACCTAATGAGAGTATACGGGACAAGTTTGAGCGTCGTAATACGGGGTGTGACACTTGGACGTTGTGGCAGAAAGCAGACTACCTTAACTTGGAAACGGCAGTTGCTGTATTCTCTTTAATTATGGGTGGTATTGGACTCATTGCGTTTGTGGTTTCGTTACAGCTTCTATCGGTGTGGGATTGGTTATCGCTCTTCCACCCACAGTTGTATGCAGCCCACGAGATTATGACCAAAGTAATACAGAATCATTAAGGAGAGAACCAGAAATGCCTAAATACGAAGATTTCAAGGTTGGAGACGTTTGGATTTGCCGGGACGGTACTGAAGCGACTATTACGCGTGTAGACGTGCAAAGATGCCAGTCATACTTCCGTGTAGAAACCACGCGGGGATCTGTGACCGAAGAAGGGACCTATCGTTTTGACAGGGTGCCCCATGACATCGACCTCATACGCCCAAAAGTACCACCCATCGACCTCACCAAACCTCTTCGCTTCATAGGGGCCGTCGATACCTTTTCCGCAGCCGAGATAGAGAATGCCCCGGAGCCCGTGGTGCGCACGCTGAAACAGTGGGCCATTGTGGATAAGGTCGATGGCGAGTACAGCGGATGTTATCACACACGAGAAGGGGCGGTCCGTAATTGCCACTCCGACCAAGTGATTGTGGAACTGACCGGCGAGTACACGCCATGAACCCGCGCCGTTCCGTCTCGGTGGCGCGCGCCTTGCAATTGGTGCTTGAAGGGTACTCGCTATCTGAGGCTGCACGAATGGCGGGATGCAATGTACGGTCTGTCCGGCGGGCGCTGAGACAAGACGAGTTGGCTGCAATACAAGGAGGAATTAAGAATGTCAAATCCTGAATTCTGTGTAATGCCCACCCCGTTCAAGGTAGGATCTGTATAGTCCGGTTGAACAGTGGCGGCCCTCTGATGACGGTTGAGGACCACGAATGGGAAGATATAGGGGCCGTAAGTCATCTGCTTACGCGATGCACATGGATAACCTCTGACGGTCGGCATCAAAGCGCAACATTTGCAAACGCTATGATATACATGGCCACTACGATTAAGGCTGGTCACAAAGGATAACGAAAAAATGGAAATTCTGAATTATGGTGGAGTGCCTATACATTTGTGGGCTAACCCAGCAACAGTAGAGCCACAAGCCTTGCTGCAACTGAGCAACATTTCTAATCTCCCGGTATTGGCTGGACACATTGCCGTCATGCCAGATGTGCATCTCGGCAAAGGAGCTACGGTCGGGTCCGTAATTCCCACAGACTCGGCTATCGTGCCTGCATCGGTTGGGGTAGACATTGGCTGCGGAATGTGTGCGGTGCAGTTGAGCTTGACCGCCAAAGACCTGCCCGATAGCCTGAAGGCCATTCGTGCGCAAATCGAGCGGGATGTACCTGTGGGACAGAGGATGCACGACGGGCGGGGATATCACGGCACTCTGGCTTCATATCTGGAATCGGGTTTTGACGCTATCATGCAACGCGCCCCGGATTTACTGGACCGTCGCAAGACCAAGGACGCATGGGCGTTTCAAATTGGCACGTTGGGCGGAGGCAACCATTTCATCGAGCTGTGTCTGGATGAGCATGACGGTGTGTGGATTATGTTGCATTCCGGTTCTCGTGGGATAGGCAATGCCATTGGCGAGTATTATATCAGCAAAGCCAAGTCCTATATCGAGCGGTTGGGATATGGCTTGCCAGATAAAGACTTGGCGTGGTTGCCGGAGTCAGATCCTATTTTCGCAGATTACTGGAGCGCATTGTCCTGGGCACAGG